AGGCCGCCGCCGACGCCGCTGCCATTATCCTCGCGGGCTACCGCGGCTACCTGCGGGCCGAGATGGTCAACCTCACGAACGAGGAGATCGAGGACCTGATCAAGAAGCTCGAGAAGTGCGCCGACAACAGTCACGGCCCCAGGAGGCATGAGGAGGTTCAGGGTCTCATCGATATCTGCCGTACCGAGCTCGACGAGCGGGATCTCGTACACTGTCTCGTGGGGGCGGGGCTCATCGTGGGGATCACCAATGTCGACGTCATTTCCGAGAACGACGTCCCGAAGGAGGACTGAGATGATCTGTGAGAAGGACGTCGAGAACGGTAAGGCCTTCTGGGTGGCCGCCATTTCCTCCCGGGTTATCCTGCCGAATGGCGAGGAGGCCGAGCGGAAGACCTATGAGCCGAACGGGTGGTATCTCCTCGGCGCGGATGACGAGTACTGGCTCTACTTCGTCGAGGACATCCATCACGTCAATTACTCCATGGGTTCTCGAATGGTCGCATATCCCGTGAAGGAGCCCTATGTGATCTACGACAAGGCGAAGTACGAGTACGAGTTCAAGGACAACAGTATCGTAATCCGCGAGAAGAAGACTCTCTTGCAGAAATTTCTCAAGGTCACTTGCCGGGGGAGGGCTGGTGTCGAGGAGGTACTCGACGGTCTGGAGGAGATCCTTGAGAGCTTCGACGAGAAGAAGCTGACGACTCTCCAGTACGAGCTCGACATGTTCCGTGAGGACTTCGATGACTTCCTCACTCCCGAGCAGGTCGAGTGGTTCAACCAGCTGTACGATATCGTCGCATCAGAGCTCGACGCCCGCTGGCTGCTGAAGAAGCTCGAGGAGTACAATATCGTCAAGATCGAGAGGAGCAACTGATGCTGCGACCCAGACCCATCCCGGACGAGCAGAGTCGAGCTATTCTCGATCAGTTCTACGAGATCGACGACATGGCCAACCAGATATCCCAGCACCTGGACTACCTTGAGTTCCTCCTCGAGAAGGCTGGGGTCCTGAAGGATAAGGCCAAGCATCACTACACGAAGCATGACTGGCAGCACATGCGATAGGGGGTACAGACTCTACTCGCCGCCCCATATCGTCGATCAGGTACTCACTCAAGTCTACTATCCAATAGAGAGGAACGAACCGTGCCATCGAACACCTACACCATCAAGAACGCCAAGCTCCTCTTCCGAAATTTCGCAGGAGTCCAGGACCGCTTCGGCAACTCCGCCCGCACCTTCTGCGTCATCATCCCGGACGACGCTGTCGAGGACTTCCAGCGGGAGGGATTCAACATCAAGACCCTGAAGCCCCGTGATGAGACGGAGGAGCCCCTGCCCTTCATCAAGGTCAAGGTCAACTTCGGAGGCCGTCCTCCCAAGCTCGTGTCCATCCTGGGCAAGACCCGTACTCTGCTGAACGAGCAGACGGTCGGAGCCCTCGATTTCGCTGACCTCGAGCGAGCCGATATCGCCATCCGTCCCTACCACGGTCGGACTCGTGCCGGTGTGGAGTTCTGCTCGGCATATCTGGACAAGGGCTTCTTCACCATCGTGGAGGACGAGCTCGAGGCCATGTACGCCGAGGAAGAGGATGACGAGGAGGTGCCATTCTGATGGGCCCGTCCGACTTGCAGGTCAGGCTGATCAAACCCAGACCTCGCATATTCGAGGCGGTATTCGTCACGGAGGACAATCTCGAGGCCGCCAAGCAGTGGGTCGCCAAGGACTGCTTCGTGGAGTCCTATCTCGAATTCCGAAACGGCTGCTGGGTCGTCAAGAGAAGCTCCGGCAGCGTTGAGGTTCTGGAGCCCGACGACTTCCACGCTCACTACGAGTCCATCCTCTGACAACCATATCCACGGAGGGCCCTGGGGAAACCTGGGGCCCTCCGTATCTCTAGAAGGAACGAACAATGCTCAAGCGACTCTACCTCCGTCTGTCCGGAGAGCGCACCTACATATTCGACATCAACGAGACGGTCCACACCGAGAAGGGCGACGAGGAGACCTGGCTGGTCCGCGTCGAGCCCAATGACCTCGGTGTCTGCGAGGTCGTCATGAAGTCCACGGACTGCATATTCGACGTCATCGAGAACGAGACCCTGGTCGCCCAGAGAATCCAGCCGAAGGAGTGGAACGTCCTCGTCCACGCCTGGCCCAGTAACGGTCACTGGGAGCTCAAGGGCTCGGTCGACTGGCAGGACAACGGAGACCTTCTCGTGGACAACGGGTACGGATCCCAGTCGTATCTGCCGGCCCGCATGTGCGACTTCGACGTCGATGAGGAGAATCGGACCATCACGGTTCGTCAGAAGGACTGAGGTCCTGTTTTTCGGTATTGTACTTGTGAGAAGGAGCGAATGATGACATTCACACTCATCCTCGAGGACGGCCGCGAGGTCAAGAGGAAGATCAAGGCATTCGGCTACGAGGGCGATATCGCCGACCAGGACCCCAACGCGGCGATGGTCGTCACGGAGCTGGACGACAACCTGACATATCTGCCACTGTTCATGTTCGTCTGCGATAAGTGGACGGATGACGAGATCGTTGTGATGGTGGACCGGGCATGAAGGCATTCACAGTTGAGAGGCTCGAGACGAGCTGGATCATCCGCAAGGACCACGACATCATCGGAGTGGCGAGCAGCTTCGGAGAGCTCATCGATATTCTGGAGGATCTGAAGTGAGCAAAGCCGTACCGTCAACCAAGTCCTACAGGTACTTCCGTGAGGGACGTATCTGGTCCAAGCGGAAGAAGAAGGACGTACCCGTAGACGAGTCCCGCTTCGGGCAGCCCTGCATCCATTTCTTCGTCGACCGCAGGATCCAGATGCGTCTGCTGGACGAGCTCATCTGGGAGCACTTCAATCGCATGGAGATCCCGTATCAGCACGAGCTGCGCCATATCGACGGGGACGACTGGAACTGCTCCTTGGACAACCTCGAGCTGGTCGACCTGAGGGAGGAGTTCGTCCCGATCGAAAGATGGCCCGTTTTCGGCGTCAGCAAGAACGCGGAAGTCATCAATTTCACCACCAACCACAGGATCGCTACCAGATTCCGCGAGGATCGGGATCAGATGGTCGTCTCGTTCCGGGCGGAGGGTCAGACTCGAACCATGCTGCTCAACACGGTCGTCTGGGAGGCGTTCAACGGGGAAGTCCCGGATGGCCACCATATCGGCTACAGGGACGAGGACAAGGAGAACTGCTCTCTTGACAATCTCGAGCTGAGGAAGAACGAGGAGAAGCCGGTCAAGCCTCGTAGGAGCAGATGGGATCCCGATGAGAATGGGTTCATGCCCATCGACTACTATATCCACATGAAGGATGGAGTGAAAGGAGTGGTCGAGAGTGGTATTCCGCAGCACTGCCGAGTCGTCCTTTGAAACATTCCGGGACTCGGTCGTCGACGACATCGAGGTGAGCGACCTCGGGAGGGTTCGGCGCATATCAACGGGTCAGATCCTGGCCTCATATCGTCGGCCGAACGGGTACGTTCAGATCACGATCTGGGACCGTGGGATCAGACGGACGAAGTACGTCCAGAAGATGGTCTGGGAGGCCTTCAACGGCCCTCTGGAGCCCTTGCAGAGGGTTGCGCATATGAATGGCGACCGGACCGACAACAGGCTCTCAAATCTCTTCCTGGAGTCCCACAGCGACTCGATGAAGAGGGCGTGGGACGCCAAACGACGCAAGTGGGAGCATATCTACCAAGGAGTTCTGTGGTGAGTGAGTACAGGAGCCCGCACAATGACGGGCATGACCCGTATATCCTGATCTGGGAGTACGGGACCGAGGTTCAGCAGGCGGAGTTCGTCGAGCGGTGGGCGGAGTACGAGCCGGACACGGGCTGGACTGTGTGGTATTTCCGTCTCGAGGATGGGAGGGTCATGACGTTCCGAGCTCTCGAATGGGAGCAGCGGGATGACGTCAATCATCTGACGACCATTTATTTCGCACCGAAGCAGAAGGAGAACTCATGAATCTGTCTGATCCGGTTATGATCACTGTGACTCGTGGGGACGACGTCATCATGGAGGCCGAGGGGAGCTACGATATCCGTGTCACGCATGAGGGTGGTCGGACGAGGGTCAACATCATAGATTCCCGCTTGGGTGGGGTGCTGTGCAATAGACTCGCCATCGAGTACATGACTATCAACATGCCGTTCATCGGTATTCAGGCCAGGGAAGTCTGAGTCTTGGGTCCGGTTGATCTGTGGCCTCACCAGGTCGAAGCTGTGAAGAACCTGGGAAATGGCTGTATATTGACTGGGAAGCCGGGCTCGGGGAAGTCGGTTGTCGCCCTCCAGTACTACGTCGAGAGAGTGCTGGGGGTGCGGCACCCGGCCGACTTGGGCCGCAGGCTCGCCGAGGGCCCCCGTCTGGTCATAATCACCACCGCTCGGAAGAGGGACGACCTCGACTGGCAGGGCGATGTGGCCTTGTACGGGCTCACGCACTACACAACGGTTGATTCCTGGAATAACATCAGCAACTACAGCAACATCCGTGACTCCTTCATCATATTCGATGAGCAGAGAGCCATCGGGAACGGCAAGTGGGCGAAGACATTCGTGCATATGGCCAAGAACAACGAGTGGATCATGCTGTCCGGGACTCCCGGGGATAACTGGCTGGACTACTGCCCGGTATTCGTGGCCAACGGCTTCTTCAAGAACCGCACCGAGTTCGAGAGGGAGCACTGCCAGTTCAACTACAGGGCGGGCTATCCGCGTCTCGAGCGATATCTTGGGCAGGGGAAGCTGCTTCGACTGAGAAACAGGATTCTCGTGGACATGCCTTTCGTCAAGAAGACGATCAAGAAGCGGACGGACGTTCCTGTCCCCTACGAGGAGAAGCCATATCGTACGATCCAGAAGTACCGCTTCGATCCGTACAAGGAGGAGCCCATCAAGAACGCAGGAGGCCTCTGTCATGTCTTGAGAAGAGTGACGAACGAGGATCCTGTGAGACTTGAGGCGGTGAGAGGGCTGTGCGAGGTCCATCCTCGCGTCATCGTCTTCTACAACTTCGACTACGAGCTCTTCATGCTCCGGTCATTGGGGGATATTCTCGAGGTACCGGTAGCCGAGTACAACGGCCACAAGCATGATCCTTTGCCGGAAGGGCCTCGATGGGTGTATCTAGTGCAGTACACCGCGGGGGCCGAGGCATGGAACTGCACCACCTGTGACACCATGATATTCTTCTCCCAGAACTACTCTTGGAAGGTCATGGAGCAGTGTGAGGGGCGAATCGACAGGCTGAACACTCCTTATTCAGTCCTGAACTACTACTACCTGAAGAGCCAGTCACCCATCGATCAGGCCATTTCGAGGGCGATTCGGGTCAAGGAGATCTTCAATGAGAGGGGTTTTTACGACTCTTTGAGCTGATTGTTGTACCACCCGTTGTACCACTTGGTATGACGGGTGGGCAACGATTCTGTTATTTGTGTGACGGGAGTGACGGAAGTGTTGGCCAGTTTTGTGGCCAGTTTTGTGGCCAGATCTGGCCACCCCCTCAAATCTATTGTACTTGTGGAGGGAAATTTGGCCAGTTTTGGCCACATTGGCCAGTTTTGAAACGGGGTTGGCCACGGATCTGGCCACCACTTTTCCTTGGAATTGCAACGTTTTACCCCTGATTTGGCCAATTGGCCAGTTTTGTTCTGATTACCAGAGAGTGAGTAAATTTTCTATATATATAGAGAGTATAAGAAAATTTTTGGGCTTTTGTCCAAGGGGGTTGTACTTGTGGATCTAGTCTACTTGCGGCCGGGGTAGGGTTCCTGACGAGGCTGCTGGCGGATGGACCCATATCTCAAGCACTCAGGGTCTAGTATCAGTGCATGTACAATAGACCGCGTCGCGAACATCGATCATAATGAAGGAGATGGGACCTCCATATTTTGGACCCTCTTTTTCACCATAGCCCCCCACGGCTGATCACCAACTACGCTACCCAGCAAGTTCACTCAATCACTACATAGTTGACGAGCACCGACCTTGCGTCATGATCAGCCGTGGGTATAATTCTTGACTCGAGGATAGACCCCATGCTCGAACGAGACTACCAGCGTGGCCTCATATCCAGGATCGAGGATCGCCTGCCCGGCTGTCTCATCCTCAAGAACGACCCGAACCACAATCAGGGTATACCCGACCTGATCATCATATTCGGATCCAAGTGGGCCGCACTCGAGGTCAAGCGGAGCAAGGACGCTCCGCACCGACCTAACCAGGACCATTTCGTCGACAAGCTCGGCCAGTGGTCCTTCGCTTCATTCATATACCCGGAGAACGAGAAAGGAACGCTTGATGCTCTGGAACACGCACTCGAGGCTGGAGGGCCTCCACGCATTTCTGAGCGCCAGCAAGCACAGCTGGGTGAACTACGACGACGCCAAGCTGGGCGAGGCATTTCGGACGGCCCAGGCGGCGGCGATGGGGACCAGGCTCCACGCCCTGGCCGCCGAGCATATTCGCCTGAAGCTGCGAATGCCGAGGAACAAGGCCACATTCAACGCCTACGTGAACGACGCCATTGGCTACGGTCTTGATCCCGAGGTCGTGCTATATCACAGCGAGAACGCATTCGGGACCGCCGACGCCATCGGCTTCGACGAGAAGAAGCGCCTTCTGCGCATCCATGACCTCAAGACCGGTGTGACTCGCGTCAACATGGTCCAACTCCATATCTACGCAGCCCTGTTCTGCCTGGAGTACGAGAAGCTGCCCGGCGAGATCGACTTCGAGACCCGCATCTACCAGAATGACGATATCCTGGTCGACAAGCCGCAGCCCGATGACATCGCCCATATCATGGACAAGATCACATGGTTCGACAAGCTCATCGAGGAGATCAAGTCCGAGGACGCCTGAGATGGTCATATTTGGATTCCGAGGAGGTGAGGCCCATGACTCGTGATGAGCTGATGCACTACGGCACCAAGCGCCATTCGGGTCGTTACTTACCCATGGGGCTCTGGTAAGGATCCATATCAGTCCGCCCAGGGCTTCCTCGCCGAGAGGGACAAGCTCAAGGCCCAGGGCATGTCCGAGGTCGATATCGCCAAGGCCTGGGGCATGAGCACTACTGAGTACCGTGCTTTGAACAGTATCGCCCGTGCCGAGAAGAAGGCCGGCGATATTTCGAGGGCATCCAGGATGAAGGACGCCGGTCTGCCTAACACGGAGATCGGTCGACGCATGGGACTCAACGAGTCCAGTGTCCGCGAGCTTCTCAAGCCCAACGCGTCATTTCGCAAGGACGAGATCACCCGGGTCAAGGACATATTGGCCGATGAGGTGAAGCAGAAGAAGTTCATCGAGTACGGTCTGGGCGTCGAGCAGAACCTCCAGTGCTCGTCGACATCTTTGAAGACCGCCGTCGAGGCCCTCAAGGCCTAGGGATATACCACCCATGACGTCAAGGTCAAGCAGGCCAACAGCGATAACTACACCATCCTCAAGGTTCTGGCCCCACCTGGGACCAAAGCCGCGGATATTCATGCCCACAGGGAGAAGATCCGAACTCCCGGTGTCGTCATCGACGAGAAGGGTATATTGTCCACCGGCCTCAAGACTCCTCGACCCATATCCTCGAAGAAGGTCAGCGTCAAGTACGCCGAGGACGGCGGAACAGACATGGACGGCGTTATTCTGATGCGCCGCGGAGTCAAAGAGCTCAGCCTCGGCGGCTCCAACTACGCCCAGGTGCGCATTTCCGTCGACGGAACGCACTACCTCAAGGGCATGGCCATGTACTCGGATGATATTCCGAAGGGCAAGGACATCGTCTTCAACACCAACAAGAAGAAGGGCACACCCATGATGGGGGGCAAGGACCACACGGTCCTCAAGCCCATGAAAGATGACCCCGATAATCCGTTCGGTGCTGTTGTCAAGCAGAGGATGTTCAAGAACCCCAAGACCGGCAAGAAGGAACTGAGCGCTCTCAATATTGTGAACGAGGAGGGCAAGTGGGATTCCTGGTCCCAGTCCCTGGCCTCACAGTTCTTATCCAAGCAGTCACCCAAATTGGCCAAGCAGCAGCTCCAGCTCACCAGGGATGGTAAGCGCAAGGAGTTGCAGGAGATCATGTCGCTCACGAATCCCGTTATTCGCAAGCGCATGCTCATGTCATTGGCCGATGACTGCGACTCGGCTGCGGTTCATCTGAAGGCGAAAGCTCTACCCGGCCAGGCTTCTCAGGTCATATTGCCGATGCCCCATCTCAAGAAGGGCGAGGTGTATGCTCCTAACTACCCTGACGGTAGCGTTGTTAGTCTCGTGCGTTATCCTCATGGCGGGACTTTCGAGATCCCTACGCTCACTGTTAACAACCGAGGCAAGAAGTCGAGACATATTCTTGGCAATGCTCGGGATGCTATTGGGATCCATCCTCATGTCGCTGAGCGTCTTAGCGGTGCTGATTTTGACGGCGACTCCGTCCTGGTAATCCCCAACAAAGGGAAGACCAGGATCCGATCGACCGCTCCACTCAAGGGACTCAAGGGCTTCGAGCCCAAGAGGACATATCCCGGGTACAAGGGAATGAAGCGGATGTCGGATACTCAGACCCAGATGGGTAAGGTGTCCAATCTTATTACGGACATGACCCTGAAGGGCGCCAGTGCCGATGAGTTGGCCCGGGCCGTCCGCCATTCCATGGTGGTCATCGATGCCGAGAAGCATAATCTCAACTACAAGCAGTCCGAGATTGACAACGGCATCGCTGCTCTCAAGCGGAAGTACCAGGGTGGCGCCGATAAAGGTGCGGCTACTCTTATTTCCAGGTCCAAGGGTGTCAAGTACGTCCCCCATCGCAAGCCCCGTAGTGCGGCGAAGGGTGGGCCATATGATCCCAAGACTGGGAAGAAGGTCTACGAGGAGACCGGCGAGTCCTATATCAACAAGCAGGGCAAGCTGGTCAAGAAGCAGACCAAGTCCACCAGGATGGCCGAGACATCTGATGCCAGGCGGTTATCTTCCGGTACCCTGATGGAGGGTATTTACGCACAGCACGCCAATGAGTTGAAGGCTATGGCCAACGATTGTAGGAAGCGTGCATTGGCCACCCCCTCCATCAAGAGAAACCCCCGTGCTGCCAAAGCATACGCCCCCGAGGTTTCATCCCTCCGGGCCAAATTGAACAGGGCCCTCAAGGAGAAGCCCCTCGAGCGGCAGGCACAGCTTGTGGCACAAGGAGTTGTGCAGAAGAAACTTGATTCAAATCCAAATCTGAGCAAGAAAGAGCGCGCCAAACTGGAGGCCATGGCCATCAAGACGGCCCGTGAGAGGCTTGGTTATAATCGAGCTGGAACACGGATCGTCCCCACACCTCGTGAGTGGGAGGCCATCCAGAAGGGTGCTATTTCGAACTCGATGATGGAGCAGATCATGGCCAACTCCGATCTGGACACCATCAAGAGCCTTGCTCTGCCGAAGCAGAAGCTTGCTCTTGCTCCTCATCAGCGCTCTCGCATCGATTCGTTGCGCTCTAACGGCGCTACTACAGCGCAGATCGCTGACTCACTGGGCATCTCAGTAGCTAGAGTCAAGGAGTACTTGCATGGCTAGGGGAAAGCTCTCAGAACACCGCCCACAGACCTCTAATGGAGGTGTATAGGCCATGCTACGCCTAGCACTGACCACTGAGGACAATCCTTTCGATCCTTTCGATGAGTTCGACGAATGGTTTGCATTTGATGTGAGTCAAGGCTACCACACCTGTGCCTACCTAGCACGGGTCGCTACCACTAGCACTGAGCTCTCGGAAGCAGATCAACTCGAAGCGACGAATGAAGCGATTCAAGAGATCATGAAGTACAACTTGACTGGAAACTATCAAGTTGTCGAACGCGAAGTTTCGTGATCTTTCGTCCATTTCGTCCATTCTGAACTTCGAAAGAGGGGGGAGAGGGTCCGCAAAAAGGCCCACCCCCCGTCAT